AAATGGAAAACTTGCAAGCGTCAGCGGCTGGACACAAAGCTGCATTGCTTGTTCGATGGACGGATGCAATGGCTGTTTATTACGTCCAGCCTGAAGGTGTTCCGGCTGACGTGCGCGTAGAAATGGGGGGAAGACGTGATAGAGGTCAAACGAATGATATTGAGTTGGTCTGGCACATTCCAATCTCTAAATTCAAGCGTATACCTAGCAATATTGACTAAATCGTTATTTTTAGTATGCCTTGAAGACCTTGTTTGCAAACAGAGGATAAAAACATGGCACAAGTTGATCTACCTGAACCAAAAAACATTGGTGAGTGGGCCTTAGACCTGCTTATCGTAATCGCAGCAGTGAAGATTAGTTCGCTGTTCTTGCTCGCCCCAGAAGTAACAGTTGGCGATCAGCCACTAGCTGTTGCGGCTGTCGCTGGTATTGGCGCACTAAGCTATAAGCTGGCACGTCGCTGGGTGGCGTTCAAATAATGGACGAGGTTCTAGCGATCCTAGCTGAGAAGATTTCCGAAAAGGAAACAGAACTCAGCAAACTGCAATCAGCCTATGATTGTATCGCCGATTTGTCTGCTGTTGTGGCTCCAGCCGTTGAGGAAGTCGAAGTAGACGACCTTGGCGACGATCCAGTTGAGGAAACCGCAGCAGAAGCAGATCCTATGGAAGCACTTGATGAGGCAGAACGTGTCATCATCGATGCTACTGAAGAGTATGACGAAGACTTGAACAAAGTCGAACAGCCATACACGTAAATTGATGGGGGCTGGGTTCGCCTAGCCCCTTACACTTGAGGTAACATGGAAACAGCCATCGTCATCATTTTAGCAATAGGCTGGTTCCTAATGGAGCTTACAGATGCTTGATCTAATTATCCTGTTTGGTGTCGGATACCTTATCTTCAAAGATTTCGTGGCCAAAAAAGATGACTGAACTATTTGCCACGATTGGCGTATGGGCTTTCATCATCGCCGTGGGCTACATCATCTGCGAAATTGTTTGGCAGGGATACAGGTTCATATACAAACGGATGCGAGACAGGCATGATTGAGTGGTTCGCATTCGCCTTTCTTTTCTACATAATTTTTGAAAGTTTATCGGATTAATAATGCTTGTTACGCACGAAAAAGTAGAAGATTTAATTCCTTACGCTAGTAACAGCAGAACACATAGCGAACAACAAATTGCTCAAATAGCGGCAAGCATTAGAGAGTTTGGCTGGACTAACCCTGTTTTAATAAATGATGAGAACTCTATCATTGCCGGGCATGGCAGATTATTAGCTGCACGCCAGCTTAAAATGACAGAAGTTCCTTGCATCAAGCTAGACCACCTAACAAAGTCTCAGCAAAAAGCGCTAGTGATTGCAGATAACCAGTTAGCTTTGAATGCAGGCTGGGATGTTGAAATGCTAAAGGCCGAAATATCAGGACTCGACACTGAAGGTTTTGATCTTGATCTGTTGGGCTTTGATAGTGATTTTCTTGACGGCTTGCTAATTGAAGAAACCGAAGGGTTGACGGATGAGGATGCGGTTCCTGACGTGCCGGAGGAGCCAAAAACTAAGCTAGGTGACGTGTGGATACTTGGGCGACATCGGCTGATGTGCGGGGATAGCACAAGCATCGACGCGGTGGAGCGGCTGATGGATGGGCGGAAGGCGAACATCTGCTTTACATCTCCGCCTTACAATGCCGGATCGATGAACATCAAAGGGAACAAACGTACAGGTAAGAAATACAATTCCTTCGACGACAACCAAACCGCAGACGAATTTTTTGAATTTTTGAGCGCAAACATGACTTGTATGCTGTCGGTTTCTGACGAAGTGTTTTACAATATCGGCCTCGTGCAAGACAACAAACGCACTATTTTCAAAATGGTAGATGTATTCGGGGATGTGTTCAAAGATGTGATCTACTGGAAAAAGAAGGCAGTTGCGCCTCACATTCAGAAGGGCGTGATAAACAATCTTGTTGAGTTCATTTTGTGTTTTGGTGACGGAAAGCGAAAATTCGTAAATCCACAGTTCAGCCAAGGGACTTATTGGAATGTGATTGAGGGCGCAAACGCATCTGGCAACGAATACTCAGACATACATAAGGCGACATTCCCTGTTTACTTGCCTGAAAACATTATCACCAACTTCAGCGCCATGAACGCGATTGTGATTGATTGCTTTGGTGGGACGGGAACCACCTTGATCGCCTGCGAAAAGACCGCCCGCGACTGCCGCATGATGGAACTAGACCCCAAATACTGCGACGTCATCATCAAACGCTGGGAAGACTTCACTGGACAGAAAGCCATGTTAGAAATGAAAAATGCCTCACGTTAAACTTACCGCAAAACAAGAAGTTTTCTGTCAAGGCATAGCTAACGGTCTAGATCAGGCTGGCGCATATCGCGCTGCTTATGATGCTGAAGGAATGAAGAACAGCACGATTTATCCTCACGCTTCAAAGCTAATGAAGAATGACAAGGTGGCGGCAAGGATTGCTGAACTTAAGGCGGAGGTGCAGAAAAAGCATCTTTGGACACGCGAAATGTCAGTGAAGGCATTGGTGCAAGCGTATAAGGAAGGCAGACCAAGCGAAAAGGTTGCGGCTATTAAAGAGCTTAACGCAATGCACGGTTATCGAGAGCCGCAAGAGATCAGTTTGCAAGGCAACTTAGACGTAATTCAGAGACGGATTATTGATGACGTGTCTGACGATTGATACACCGCGCTGGGCGAAGCCACTGCTTAAGCCTGCGCGTTACAGGGCTGCCCACGGTGGCCGGGGGTCTGGTAAATCACACTTCTTTGCTGAAATGGTTATCGAAGCGCATGTGATCGACCAAAACCGCAGAACAGTGTGTGTTCGTGAGATCCAGAAGTCACTGAGCCAGTCTGTTAAGCGTTTGCTGGAAATGAAGATAGAGCAGCTTGGCGTGCAGCAATATTTCAAAATCCAAGATACGGTTATTAAATCGCGCCACGGTGACGGCCAGATAATCTTTCAGGGTATGCAGAACCACACAGCCGATTCAATTAAGTCTCTGGAAGGTTACGATTGTGCATGGGTCGAAGAGGCTCAATCACTTAGCCAGCGCAGCCTTGACCTGTTGCGTCCGACGATCCGTAAGCCTGACAGTGAGCTTTGGTTCTGCTGGAACCCACGGCATGACACCGATCCGATTGATATGCTGTTGCGAGGTGAGACGCCGCCACCAGATGCAATCGTTAAGCAGGTGAACTATTCTGACAATCCTTGGTTGCCAGATGTGTTGCGTGAAGAAATGGAATACGACCGCGCTCGTGATCCTGATAAGTTTAAGCATGTCTGGCTGGGCGCTTATGTAAGCAATAGCGAAAGCAGGGTATTCAAGAACTGGTCGATAGACGAGTTTGAGGCCCCGGCTGATGCAGTCCATAGGTTCGGTGCTGACTGGGGCTTTGCCATTGACCCGACTGTTCTGGTTCGGTGTCATATTATTGGGCGCAAGCTATATATTGATTATGAGGCGTACCGCGTCGGCTGTGAGATCATGGACACGCCGGAATTGTTTATGTCGGTGCCAGAGGCTGAGAAGTGGCCGATTACTGCTGACAGCGCCAGACCGGAAACAATCAGCCATGTGCGTAATAACGGATTTCCCAAGATCAGCGCGGCAGTGAAGGGTCCGAAGTCGGTCGAGGATGGTATTGAGTGGTTGAAGTCTTTCGACATTGTGGTTCATCCACGCTGCGAGCATACCATTAACGAATTGACAATGTATTCTTACAAAACTGATGCCTTGACAGGTAAGATTTTACCAATCTTGGAAGATAAACAAAACCATGTTATTGATGCGCTTCGCTATGCGTGCGAGGGCGCAAGGCGTGCAAGTAAAGTTAAAAAGCGTGTGGCAGTCATGCCGGGCGGTATTTCAATGCCAATGGCGAGGTGAAGATGGCTCGAAAAACAAAAAATGAACGTCTGCGCGATGTTCACGCCGATGCCATGAAACAATTCGCAACAATACAGACTAACAGCATCGACGAACGCGCACAGTGTTTAGCTGATCGGCGTTTCTATTCTATTGCCGGAGCGCAATGGGAAGGCGCACTGAGCGAGCAGTTTGAAAACAGACCTAAGCTAGAGGTGAACAAGGTTCATCTGGGTGTGATGCGGATTATTAACGAGTACCGCAACAACCGGATCACGGTTGATTTTGTGCCTAAAGACGGTGCAACAGATGATGATTTAGCAGACACTTGCGATGGTTTGTACCGCGCAGATGAGCAGGACAGTTGCGCTGATGAGGCTTATGACAATGCTTTTGAAGAAGCCGTGGGTGGTGGATTTGGAGCATGGAGATTAAGAACTGAGTACGAAGATCCTGAAGACGATGACGACGAGCGCCAGCGCATTCGAATTGAGCCGATTTACGACGCTGACAAATTTGTTTTTTTCGACCAAAACGCAAAAAGACAAGACAAATCGGACGCGGCTTTTTGCTTTGTTCTCACGGCGATGACGCCAGAGGCTTTCGCTGACGAGTACGGCGAAGCTGGATCACCGACAAGTTTATCTAGTCATGTTGAGATGCTGGAGTTTGACTGGCAAACACCAGATGTTGTTTACGTTGCGGAATATTACCGTGTTGAGCAGTCAACAGAGGTTATTCGTGTATTTGAGCTACTGGATGGATCGGAAGAGCGTTACAATGAGCGTGATTTTGAGGAAGATGAAAATCTAGAAAGAATGCTGGCCGCTACAGGCGCGACAGAAGTGCGTCAGAAGCGTGTAAAGCGGCGCAAAGTGCACAAGTACATCATTGACGGTTCGCGTGTGCTGGAGGATCTGGGCTTCATTGCAGGCACAGAGATCCCGATTATTCCTGTTTATGGCAAGCGTTGGTTCATTGATAATCGTGAGCGCATGATGGGCCATGTTCGGATGGTCAAGGATGCACAGCGGCTGAAGAATATGCAGCTTAGTCGTTTGGCTGAAATCAGCGCATACAGCACTGTTGAGAAGCCTGTATTTAGCCCGGAGCAAGTGGCTGGCTTTGAGATTATGTGGCAAGAGGATAATGTTAAGAACTATCCTTACCTGCTTGTTAATCCGATCACAAACGCTGACGGTAGTGAGCAGCTAGCGGGTGCTGCCGATTACACTAGAGCGCCACAGATACCGCCAGCGATGGCTGCTTTGCTACAGATTACCGAAGTCGATATGCAGGACTTGTTGGGCAAGCAAGAGGCTGGCGAGGATATGCAGCCTAATTTGTCGGGCAAAGCTGTAGAGTTAATTCAGAACCGCCTCGATCAGCAAAACTTCATCTATATGTCGAACATGGCAAAGGCTATCAAGCGTTCGGGTGAGGTGTGGTTAGCGATGTCGCGTGACATCATGGTTGAAGAAAAGCGCACCATGAAGTCAATCGCCACCACAGGCGAAATCAGTAGTGTGCAGCTATCGGTTCCTGTTCTCGATAGTAAAACGGGTTTGCTTGAAACGAAAAACGATATGAGCCGGGCTAAGTTTGATGTGGCGGTTGATGTTGGTCCAACGTCATCCAGCAAGCGAGCGGCGACCGTGCGTAGTCTCACAGGCATGATGCAGCTTACATCTGATCCTGAGACGCAAAGCATTCTGACAAGCATGGCGTTGATGAACATGGAAGGCGAGGGTCTGTCGGACGCTCGTAAATTCTTTAGAAAGCGTTTGGTTGGCATGGGTGTTGTTGAGCCTACCGAAGAAGAAATGCAGCAGATGCAAGAAGCGGCAATGAGCCAGCAGCCTAATCCGAACGATATCTATTTGCAGGCAGCGGCTGCGGAGGCTGAGGCTAAAGCTGGCAAGGCGCAGGCTGACACCGCGCACACGCTTGCCAAAACACAAGAGACAGAGGCGAAGACGGCTGAGATCCTTGCAGGGATTGATAGCCAAGCGCGAAACGACGCGCTGAAAGTCGCCAAAGAGATGCGGGAGCCGGTAGACCGCCAAATACTACCGAGAAGTAATAGGAACTTTTAATGCTAGAAGAAACGGCAGAAAACGCTGAACCAATCGTTGACGAGGAGATTGTCGAAGAAGTTGAGGCTGTAACAGAAGCGGAGGTTGACGAACCAGAAGCTGAAGTTGCGGAGCCAACAGAAGAAGAAGATGATCCAGAAGTCATTGTGACGTTTGGTGACGAGGAGTCGCCGTCCTCAGAAGAAGCTGAGAAAGAGTCAGAATCGAAATTGCTTAACTCGTTGCGGAAGAAGAACCGCAAGGATGTGAAGCGGGTTCGTGAGCTAGAGAAACGCCTTGCAGAGCTAGAGAAGGTTGAAAAGCCGGAACTAGGCGCAAAGCCAACACTTGAAGCGCATGAATATGATGCTGCCGCTTTTGAAAAGGCTTTGGAAGACTGGTATGAGCGCAAACGTGAGCATGACGCGGAAAACGCTGAAGCTGAAAAGAAGCAAGAACGCTTTAACAATGAATATCAAGAGAAGTTGGACAATTATGCTGAGGCGAAAACCAAGCTAAAGGTTAAAGACTTCGAAGATAGTGAAGAAGCGGTTTTGGATGCGTTTGATGTTACTAAGCAGTCTGTGATTGTGCGTTGGGCTGAGAACCCCAGTGCGCTCGTATATGCATTAGGAAAGAATCCGAAAAAACTTAATGAGCTTGCCCAGATAGATGACATGATGGGTTTTGCTTTCGCGGTCGCTCGCATGGAGAAGCAGTTGAAAGTCACACCTCGTAAACCAGCAGCAGCACCAGAAAAGACGGTCAGCGGTAGTGCTTCGTCGGCTGGTTCTAATGCTACTCTTGAAAAGCTACGTTCTGAGGCGGAGCGAACAGGCGATTTCTCCAAAGTTATGGCCTACAAGCGACAGCTTCGGAACAAAAAATAGTAAAGGAAACTCGTTATGGCTAACGCCTTTAACAAAGAAGAGCGCGTTGCGTTTGAGGACATTCTCGAAGGCTTCAACGATGCGCTTGTGTTGAGCAACTCAGTCAGCATTTACAACACTGACCAGACCATGATGGAGCGCACAAGCAACACCATCCAGCGTCCGATGCCTTATATCTCTCGCTCTTACAGCGGCACAGATATGTCATCAAACTTTGGCGATTACACGCAGCTTTCAGTCCCGGCGACAATTGGCTTCTCGAAGTCTGTCCCTTGGAAACTATCAGCTACGGACCTTCGCGATCTGCTGCAAGAAAAGCGTCTTGGTGAGTCTGCTTATAAAAAGCTGGCTTCTGACATTAACGTATCAGTGACCAATGTTGCATCCAATCAGGGAACACTTGTTGTAACCCGTTCTGGTGCCGCATCTGGTTTTGATGATGTTGCAGAGTGTGACGCGATCATGAACGAGCAAGGTATCCCAATGGATGATCGTTATCTTGCGCTTTCTACTCGTGACTATAACGGTATGGCGGCTAATCTGTCGCAAGCAAGCCGTTCGTTCAATAATCCGAAGTCTGTTTCGGCTTATGAGCGTGCGCTTGTTGGTGACGTGGCTGGTTTTGAAACACTCAAGCTGGATTATGCTAACCGCATTTCTCCGGCTGCTGGTGGTGGTTCAATTACCATTGATACCCGCGCACAGGCTAGTGGTCAGCACTACACACCATCTGCTACAACAACTGGCACGGGCGGTGAGGTTAGCAACAAAGATAACCGCTACCAGACTGTAACTGTCTCCTCGACAGCTAACGTAGCTGCTGGTGACTGCTTTACCATCGCTGGTGTTAATGCTGTTCACCACATCACCAAAGCTGACACGGGCCAGTTGAAAACTTTCCGTGTTATCTCTGTTGTTGACGGATCGAGCATGGTTATTTCGCCGCCAATCATCTCTAACCAAGATGGCACACCAGACGACGCATCAGCTTCTTACAAGAACTGTGAAGTCGTAACGGCTGCTTCTAACTCTGCGATCACCTTCATCAACTATGATGCAGCGAACGTGAACTGCTTCTGGCACAAGGACGCTATTGAATTGCTTCCGGGTCGCTATGCTGTTCCTGAAGCTGCTGGTGCGGAAGTTCTTCGCGGCACAACAGACAATGGCATTGAGGTCGTTATGCAGAAGCAATATGACATCAACACCATGTTGACGAAGTATCGTCTCGACTGTCTGTACGGTGTGGTAAACAAGCAACCAGAAATGACTGGTATTCTGCTGTTTGGCCAAACTCCGTAAATCTGCTAAAAGGGAGGGGCGGCTTTCGGGTCGCCCTAACCATTTGGAGGTACGATATGCCTAAAGTCGGTAAAAAAACATATGCCTACACGCCAGCAGGTCGCAGACGCGCAGCGGCGGAAGCTAAACGCACTGGCAAAAAGGTAATGAGTAAAAAGAAAAAGAAATGAAGCCAGCCAAAGGCAAAGCACGGGTCAAGGTAACAGCCTCTGGTAAGAAGGTTAGTTACGGTCAGGCTGGTAAAGCCAAAGGCGGTGGCGCTCGTGTCAAACCCGGAACAAAGAAGGGTGACGCCTATTGTGCTAGATCGGCGGGTCAGATGAAGAAGCATCCCAAGGCTGCTAAAAATCCTAACAGTCCGTTAAGACTGAGCCGCAAGCGGTGGAAATGTGAAGGAACGAAAAGTGCCAAGTAAAGGATTGTACGCAAACATTCACGCCAAGCGTAAGCGCATTAAGGCGGGAAGCGGTGAGAAGATGAAGAAAGCTGGTGCGAAGGGTGCGCCATCGGCTAAAGCATTTAGACAAGCGGCGAAGACAGTAAAGAAGAAGAAGTGATGGAATTTCCTCGTATGGTTTACAAAAGCCCCGGCGAACATCAGGCGCGTGGCGGTACATTTGACTGGGTTGCAGTACAAGACGCAGAGCAGTTGCAGACTTTTCACGCTAATGGGTGGCATGACAATGTGCAGGCGGCAATTGATGCGCTGACGGTCGTTGATGGCGCTTTGGATAGTCTCGAAGACATAGCAGCTAGTGATGACGAAGATCTGGGTCCGCCTGACCGTGCGGAGCTAGAGCAACTAGCAAGACAGCTAGAAGTTAAATTCGATGGCCGCACAAGCGACGCAAAGCTGCTTCAGCGGATTGAGGATAAGGTAAATGACGTTCACGAAACTTAATGTTATCCAGCAGGCTTTTACTGAAATAGGCTTGGGCGATTACGTCTTTGATGCCGCGCCAGAAGAGATCCAATATGCTCTTCGCAGGCTAGACGGCATGATGGCGCAATGGAACCATAAAGGCATTCGTGTCGGATATCCGCTGCCTTCAGCTTACACAAAGTCTAATCTAAGTGATGATGTTAATGTTTCGGATATGGCGCTAGAAGCTATGTATACGGGGCTGGCTTTGCGTTTAGCCCCAAGTCTAGGAAAGCAACCATCGCCCGACACAAAGGTTATGGCGCGTCAGGGCTACATGGCTTTGCTGTCTAATTCTGCAAGACCAATTGAGAAGAGCCTAGACAATCAATTAACGCCTGCTGGTCAAGGCAATAAGCAATGGCGCTTTAATCATG